GAAAGAGGAGAGTACTACAGATTGGATAACGGATATGTGAATTCAAATTTAGATGAAGGAGATGATCTTGAGAAGTTTAAGGAACACTTTCCTTTCGTTATTAATAAAGGACCAGACAGTAATGATGTTGTTATTGGATTGTTAAAGAAAACTAAAATAATATTTGCTTATAATGCTGAAAATAAAACATGTCAATATGCAAAGCCCGATGATAATGATCAACATTTTAAATTATCAACAAATGGGGATGATGATTTATACCTTGTGGATAAGAAATGGAATACTGGTGATATGAAACAGTTATATGGTCCATTGAAAAAAAGCGGAATTGGAAGAATCATTTATCCAATAGACAATGAAATGGAAACTGGAAATGTTGATCCTACATATACTCCAACAATTAATAGTGGTGAAAATGTGAATAATAATTATCTTTGTACAGATAATAACACACCAGCAGACGGATTCTATACTTACAGTACCGATGAAGAGAAGAATAACAAGAGAATGTCAGAATTCTTAATAGGTACATCTGAATCAACAGAGGATATAGCAACTGGTGAAATGATTGGTTTTGGTATAGTTCCATATAGAAATCCACCAGATCTTCCAAATAGGGATGCTATCATTATGGAGATATTTGAGGAGTATTGCAAGAGTGTTAATGTTTACACAAAGAAGAACATTATCTATATCAAGAAGATTTTGAACTTCATGAAAACAAGTTTCCATATAGATTACATAAGTAAATGGTATGCAGAGATGGAGAAGAGTTTTGAGGAGATTAGAAATGCGAATGATCAAACAAAAACTCATTTGAAACAGGCTTTCATCACTAATTTCTCAATTATTGGTAAAACTATTGTTGATAGATTGGTTTCAGCTTTGAAAGAGTACATTAATGCAGATTATGAGAGAGTTGTTGAGAAACGTTTGGGAGTATCAAAGAGATTTGAAATTGCCCAGACAAAACTCATGATAGCTCATCATAAACTTATTATGTTTAAGAAGATACTAAAGATTGCTTATAATGATGCTGTCAAGAGAATGTCTGCTGATTTGCCACATATTGCTAAAACCGCAATTGAGAGAGATTACATTCCAAAGACAACCGTCAGTTTGACACTGACACGTATTGAAGATTACATTGAGAATGAAGAGGACACAACAGTTGAGAATGTTGTTACCAAACTCAAAGGTAACATGGTAACTAGGGAAAAGTCTATTAAACTTGGAAAACAGAAAGAGTTAGTATCATTCTTTAAGAGACTTGTGAAAGAAGAGTTGGATTTGGCAACATATATCAAAGAAGACCCATCTATTTTTGAACTTGATGAGAGAGATATTCAGGAGAAATTGTTTGCAATAGATACAGAAGCAGTCAATGAAGAAAGTGTATGTGTATTAGTTAAGGATGTATTAACTATTCATCAATTAACAAGAAACTATTTAAAGGTTAAAAATAATATTGGATCTTTACTTTTGAATGCTACATCAGATGCGAGATCAATATATAAAAGATATCAGAATTGGGAAATGATACTTTCTGGAATAAGTATTAAACAAGGATATAGCAATATTATGTTACCTGTAAAACTTAAGGGTCTTGGTAAATCTTATGCTCTATTAAATGTTGATAAATATTTAAGTGTTAAAGATGGACAAACTAAGTTAGAGAAAACTTTAGATAATTGTTATTTCAAGGAGAAGATACCAAAGTCCAAAACATCATTTAATGCAGTTGTTCTCGTTAATTATGATTCTGATGAGACGGAAGATCCGAAGAAATGGACAGTTATTAGAGAGGATAGGTTGAAAGTAATAGAAGAAGAAGAAGTTGAAAAAGGAAATATAAAAGCTAGATACGAGTTTATTTTTGAAATTTTGTTCAGTCCTAAATATTACAAACGGAACTTCAATGCTTTGTGGAATGGAGGTAAAATAAAAAATGGATTAATTGGTAAGAAAGCAGCGGTAAGTTTTAGGTGTTTGGCAACAAGAATGAATGAACTTTCAATGATTGTTAGCTAATATGTTTTTTGTTTTTTGAAATAATAATCTTATTTATAATATATGGATAGTATCATTGTAGAAGTTATAAATAAGCACAAGATACAACTTAAAAATCCGGACAAGTTCCTGGATTATTTGAAGTCTCAAGAGGATAATGATAAGAATAGAGATGTTATTGACAGAGTGAAAAAAGAGAAGTGCAACCCGAAGAGATATGAGGACATTGTATCCTATCTGGGATCACTGAATAATAACAATAACAATACTGTAACAAATAGTCAGAAGACATTGATACAGGAGTTGAAGAAGGGAATTATAAATTTTGTGAGAAATTTGAGTAATATCTATCTGTACAGAGTTGAGATGTTGAAGAGGATTAAGATGCCGAACTCATTAAGAAGTTTTGCTAAACCTCTTAAATTGGAGAATATAACGGATTCGAAAACATTAGACAAAGTTTGGGGAGGTGAAGAGAATAATAATAACTCTAACTCTAATTCCAAGAAGAAGAGTTTAGAAACACTTATTTTCACCAGATTTTTAGAACTCTTTATTGATAAAAATGCTGAAACTACTTTAGCTAATATGAAAGTTGTTTACAATGCATCTGATAATAACTGTAGCAAAGATAATCTTCCAGATACAATTGAAGGAATGAGTGATAGAGTAGAATATTTTAATTTCTCTGGAACAGACAAGATAACTTTTCAACCAAAGGCAGATCTAACAACACCAACTATTAAGAATATTTTTGTATTGATGTTGGTTATATTGGAGGTCACTTTCAACTTGATAAACAACAAGGGAAATTTCACATTCTTTGAAAAAATATATAGCGGAAGTGAATTTTACGAAGTTATTAATAAAATTGCTAGGGAAACTTTTAAAGCAAAACAACAAAAAGGTAAACAGCAGCAAAAAGGTAAACAACAGAAGAAACCACAACAGAAGAAACAATTACAGAAACAGGTGGGTAGAAGACAAAGAAGGCAGAGAGGTGGTGATAATAGCAACAATGGTAATAAATTATTTGATGATTTCAAGAAAAATTTTGAATCAAATAATAACAAACAACGAGAAAATACAAAAAAGAAACCAAAACAAAGAGATCGTAAACAACAATCTAAAATATCACAAAACAAATCTAAACAACAGAATCAACATTCAAGCTTGGGTGGATACTATAATTTATGTAAGTATATAAGTATTGGAGAGGATAATAAGAGTTTGTCTGAGATTATTGGAGAGAAGAGCAGATTGAATATCAAATCTTTCACTTTATTTGAGTACAACGAATCAACAATGAAGTATATACAGAAACAACTTGACACATTAGTGAAATTGAATGAAGCACTGAATTCACTGGAAAGTACAGATAATGGGAAAAACAAACAGATAACTATTGCTGGAAAAACTTATAAAAAAAAAGATAAAGATAAAGATAAAATTAAAAATGATATAGCATATTTAACAAAATATATAAATAACACTTTCTGTAAAGATATAACATCTCAAAGTGGTGGTTATCAACAACAGAAGAAAGGTGAACAACAGAAAGGTAAAAATCCTCCAAAAATAACAAAGATCTTCAATATTTTCAATATTATCTACTCAAAATCAAGCGATAATAGAATTGAGCCAGACTACATGATTCCAGACAGACTCGGTGGCTCTAATAATCTCAATGCATTCCTCCTTCCATTCATAACTGCAAGAGATGGTAAGGATGTTATAAAATACCTAAACTCTCTATTAACTGATAAGAAAGTCGAAGAGATAATAGAATCTGTTCTCAATCTATACTCTGCGATGCTCTATGTTCAACTTAAGTTCTTGATTGAAATGTATGAGAGGATTGTTCAAACACGTTTAGCACGTAATATTATAAACAAAAATCCTCATTTGGATCTATATGCAGAAAATAAGAACAATCGTGTCAACAATAATGCAAAGAACAAACGCAATACAAACAATAATAGTAATACCACAAAACTTGGTAAGAAGGAGATAAATCTTAATATTCTCAAATTACAGACTATTAAGAACGAATATATGAATCGCAAACGTAAATATATTCATAATACAAGTATTTCGAACAATAAACGTAATGCAATTATAAAGAAAATTAATACAGAGATTGATAAAATTATAAAAAAGTTAGAAGAAGCAGAAGAAGAAGAAGCAAACTAAAGCCGATCGATTTTAGAGAAATTACTGTCACCACTCATTAAACTTGCTCTCAGTCTAGCCTTCTCCTCTATCTTCCGTTTCTCCAAATTTGAACAGTTATGGTCATATGGAGACGAACATTTCATACAGAACTGTAACGAACAGTATTTACAATCACTCAAGCATGACATACTAAAACCTTTGGACTTTTTACGACAATTCTTACATCGTTTACACTTTTTAGTCTTTTTATTCTTTAAGGATGGTGTTTCATCACTATCCTTAACCTCATTTTCGTTATTACCTTTCTTTTCAGAAGGTACGTTAGTACTTTTTTCAGATTCATTATCACTATTTGCCATGTCGACGATCATATTGAAATATTCTAAAATTTGTTGATCACTCATATTTACTAACTGGTTATAATCAAACATATATTTTTTAAATCAATTTTTATAAATTATTCATCAGTGTTCTCTGATTCTTGTTGTTCTTCCTCATTAAATTTAAGATACGTCTTCAATAAACTTGTCGACTGGTAAATGTAGTAGTAAACACTGTCAATTAATCTCCTCTTTCTAAAACGATCATCTAATCTCTTCTGCTCCTCTGTATACTCACTATAACTTTCTGCTGGACGTGACAGTATAACATACTCTGTTGTATTTTCATCATATGAATCTGATAAGAATAGTGATGAATCATCACAATCCTCATCCTCTATAATACTTATATTCGCTGGATCGAATTTACTCTTCTCTAAATAGTTCTCAAAATTCTTCTTCTTAAAATCCTCCGAATCGTTGAAACTCTTCACAAAAGTGTGCTTCTTATCCAAATCATCATTCTCAATCTCAATTGTGAATATACCATCATCATCATCCCCTCCATCCTCTATTCTACTCTCACTCAATCTCTTAGTCTTAAATAGATCACTTGACACCATATTACACTTCAACCATGGATGGTTGAACAGTTCATTCCATGTCATTCTATCTGTCGATGTCTTCTTCAACAATCTTGATAATAGATCTCTCGCTAACTCACTTATCTTAATATTCTTTGGAAACACAACATCCTGTGTCTCAATATTGTTCATCAACTCCACATGACTCTTCGCTGTATACGGTGTTTTACCTGTAAGCATCTGATAGAATATAACACCAAGTGACCATAGATCTGCCTTGGTATCGTACTTCTTATACTTCATAATCTCCGGTGCCATGTACATAGGACTTCCACATATTGTATCCAAAAGTGAATTATCTTCACATAGTTTAGCCAATCCGAAATCACTTATCTTCAAATTATGTGCATCATCTACCAATATATTCTGTGGCTTCAAATCCCTATGATATATATTATGTTTGTTAAGATACTTCAATCCATCAACTATTTGAACCATAAACTTGTGCACATTCTTCTCTTTTACTGCTCTCTTGTTAAGAAAGTTCTTCAAATCACCATTTTCGCAGTACTCCAAAATCAAATATATGTAATCTGTATCCTCAATTGTATCATACAATTTTATAATATTTCTATGATCTAACTTTTTCATTAACATAATTTCTGTCCTGAATCTTTCTATATTTTTATGATTTATAGAAATATTAATCTCTTTTATTGCAAAAATTTTAGAAATATCTTGATGATAGCCTTTATATACATTAGAGTACGCACCTTCACCAATCTTTTCATATTTATGATAGTAATTTCCTACTCTTATCATACTCTAATATATACCAACAAAATTTTTTTTAAATAAATTTTATACATCATCATTTGTGAATCATATCTACAATCTTTCTGTATGTTTTATCACTCTTTATTAAGTCACACTTTCTCAAGCTTAAATCAGGATTATATTCCACAAGATCCATTGAAACAATATCTGCATTTGTATTAATCCATTTATATATATCTTTCAGTTTATTAAGATTTATACCTCCTGGTACAGGTGTACCTGTAGAACTCATAATAGATGGATCTAACACATCAACATCTATTGACAAATGTACCTTATTTGTTGGCAATATCATAGAGTCTAATGGTTTATCATCATTTAACTCTTTAGCTGTCATACATTGAATATCACTTTCATCCAATATTTTATTCTCAAAAGGATCTAAATCTCTCAATCCAAAATACATGATCTTATTCAATTCCATTTTTGGACCATAATAATCTTGGAATTTTTTATTATCAAGCCCTGTTACAATAGCTAAAGGCATTCCATGTAGATTACCACTTGGCGATGATTTAGTAGTATTAATATCAGCATGTGCATCCACCCAAACAGTTGTTAAATCATTGCCATAATGTTCCAAAGAACCAAATACAGATCCAATAGAAATGGAATGATCTCCTCCAACAACTAATGGTTTTTGTCCATTCTTAATTCCTTGATTTACAAACTTACATATTGCAGCATATCCTTTATTATTATTAAAATATTCATTCTTAATAAAAACAAAATTATTTGTATTCAACATTATTTTCTTATCATTCAAATGGTATTGAATATTTTCAAAGGCTCTTTCTACACCTCTTTTTCTTTGACCTTGATAACAATTTGCAAAAATATATCTAAAGTTTCTCATATACTTTATTAAATATAAACCTTTAACTTTATATAATATAAATCAATTTTTATGAATTAAGAAGAAACTATTTGTTTTATAATCATATGGTACTATATTTACCAAACTAAACATATCATATTGTACATCTGATTTCATATATTCGTCTAATTTATCACGAGCATTCATATCAGGTCCTTTATTAAACTCCAACAAATACGGATGCAAATTCTTATCGAAAATAACATCTCCACCAAACAGTTGAAATGTTGTCGCACCCTTCAAGTTTTCACTCTGATACAGATGAGGCTCCATTGCACTGCATACATAATGCATAAGTTTCTCAATATTCCTGAACAATTTTTTTCCATCATCTCCTTTTGAATCAATATACTCTATTAACTCTTTGAAATTTCTCGGATTCTTCTTATAAATATTCATATCCAAATGGTAACTGGTAATATTAGATTCAAAATCAAAATCGTTATCATTATACTCCTTATATGTGTAAATACACTTACCCTTTCTAGAAATATAGAATCTCTTCTTATCACCTTTAATAACAACTATCAAATAGATTCTCAAATTCACTTTCCTATTATTAATTAAGTACAAATCTCTCATGTATTTCTGTGCAACCCTGTATCCCTCTTTATCAGCCAACAGAATATCTTTGAGACTCTTCGTAAGTTTAAGTCCCTCTTTTCTTTGAACATTCTTCTTCAAAATGTATATATCGTCCTCTCTATAGTTATCCTTGAGTATTTTCAGTTCAGTTGGATCGTAAAGAATATAACTTGTTGGCATAAGTTCAGATGCGAGGTCACGAGTGTATCTCTTTTTTAATATGTCCCATATTCCATTCTTACTAACAATTCTGTCACAACCATTAATTCCGAATATAACTTTACTCTTGTCATTCTTAATATCTATATTTTTCAATTCGTTCTCAACATTGTTATAACCACAAGGCATGTATATTTGCCAATCTTTATTGTTATGTTTGAAACCAAAATTGGAGAATATGTTTCGAGTGACTTTTCCAACTCTGTTCTTACACTTGTAAAAGTTCTGATTCTTATAAGATTTTCTATTCAGCATTGAGAGCAACACAATGAAAAGAATAACGACAATTGCAACAACAACTCCCTTTCTCATAATATACTTATATTAACATATTATTTTTCATCATCCTCTTCTACAAGTTCAAACCCATGCGTACTATCTGGATTCGTTCTCTCCTCTAAATCAAATTGGAGATTGTATATAAGTTCTTCCTGAGACTTCAATCTATCCTCAAGCATTAACAATCTCTTCTCCTTCTTTCTATTTCTGTAAATATTATAAACAAAGCATACACTCTCTTTGGTTATATAGTATGCCCAGCCAATTGTACCAGTTATTAAGTAGAGTATCATATTATGCTACTATACTTATATGTTTAAGTTTTTTGACAATACTTTTTTTTAAAAAAAGTATATATGTTTAAGTTTTTTGACAATACTTTTTTTTAAAAAAAGTATATATGTTTAAGTTTTTT